TCATATGGTAAAGCTAACACACCAACATTAGAGTTGTTCAACGATGCGATAACCATATTAACCCAAAGGTTTAAAAAATACACATATCTTGAATGGAAAAAGGAAAAATACGACTTCCTAACTAACTCATTATCAATACTTTAAGAATAATTTAAAAAATATTCTAAAATTTTTTTTGTATTTCATAAAATATACATAACTTTGTTTCATCATTAAACAAAACAGGTATGAAATATTTCTCAGTATGTAGTGGAATCGAAGCGGCTACGGTAGCTTGGTCACCATTGAATTGGAAATGTGAAGGGTTATGTGACTTCGCATCTTTCCCACAAAAAGTATTATCACATCACTATCCAACAACCCCATTATTTTCAGACTTAACAAAATTAAACGAACATGAAAGTTACAGAAACATCAGCTTCGACCTATTGGTCGGAGGAACGCCTTGTCAATCTTTTTCCGATGCAGGACTCAACAAAGGAATGGATGATGTCCGTGGTCAACTCTCCCTTGAGTATGGAAGAATTCTTAAAGAAAAACGACCAAGATGGTTCATTTGGGAAAATGTCGAAGGCGTTTTTAAAAGCAAACACAGAAAAGCGTTATGTGAAATCATCTCCTCTTTCACAGGTACTAACTTCAAAGCAGAAGACCTCGACAAACAAGGTGTTGTCCAAGGAGAAGAATACTCCATCGCTTATAGGGTTTTCGACAGCCAATACTTCGGAGTTCCCCAACGACGCAAAAGAATCTTCATTGTTGGATATCGTGGAAACAATTGGAAAGTCCCATTCTCCGTATTATTTGAAGAAGGATGTTTTGAAAGCGTTAAAGAGAAGAATCGAATCAAGAGGGATGAGTACGCCAGAAATGTTCTTGGAGAAATTAAACTCGCAGGTACAGTAACAAAATCACACGCATCTACATTGGTTGATGGGTTTGGTAAAGTATCTACGTCTAACTATTGGATTGATAACAATAGTATTAGAATCTTCACAGAAAGAGAATTAGAGAGACTCCAAGGGTTTCCCGATGGTTATCTTGATTTTGAAATTGGTGGTAAAAAACCAAGTTATTCAAATGTTAAAGGTGCAATAGGTAACTCTATGACTGTCAATGTAATGTATTGGATTGGTCAACGAATTAATTTTATTGACAATTATATTCAATCTAAAAATATTTTGAAATCCGAGAAAATTTAACTATATTAGAATATGCAAGAAAAAGAATCAAAAACAAACAGTCACTTCTGGATAAGTTTTATTAAATCCGTTATCAGATTTGTGGCTTGTTATTTCTTATTTAATGGTGATCTTAGAAGTTCGGCTTTGTTATTTGCATTAGCTGAAGGTTTGGGTATTGCCGAAGAAATATTTTAACTATGAATTTTTATTTAATACAATCATTCGTAAAAAAACTAAAAGATGAACGAAACAAGAAGACCAACCAACAACTTAGACACGATAGTGTTCGAAGAATTGAACTTTCAACCACATCCGGCGGGAATGGGACAACAGTGCATAGTTCAATTCTCAAACGGATACGGGGCTAGTATAGTTCAAGGACCACACACCTACGGAGGTAAAGATGGTTTATATGAAATTGCCGTCTTTGGTAAAGATGGTGAAATATCCTACTCCACTCCAATTACGGACGATGTACTTGGTTATCTATCGGAAGAAGAGGTAGAAAAAACATTAACTGATATTAAAAATTTAGATTAATGACAACTGAAACTAAATTTAGAGCAGGAATTGCAACTTCTTTATTAGGGTTGGTGATGATGACATTTGCCTATCTTGAAAAAGATAGGAAGTACAATGAAACCTATGATAAATTAACCCATACACGGGATAGTTTATCTACTCAAAAAACATTGTCAGATAGTTTACACGATGAATTATTCATTTCAAAGGTTGAAAATGGTAGACACGAGTTTACCAGAGAATACTTCTTTGGTAAACACCCAAAACTACAATTAGAATACGAAAATTATTTACATCACGAAACGGAATAAAACATGTCAGATGAAGAATTTAGAAAACATATTAGTGGTGACCTAAATTTAGGTGGAACAAAATACTTAAACATAAAGGCCAGTACTATTATTAGTATGAACGAACAATTTACAGTTTATACAGAAGATGGACCAAAGTATTTAAATGTTAATATAAGTGCAGATTTTGATGAAATACCAAAAAAATATCATGAGGTATTTTTAAATGTATTGACCTCAAAATACTCAAACTCAGTTTCATTTGGAAATAATCCATTTTCAGAATGTAAACCAGTTCAAAAAAAGAAGTGGTGGCAGTTTTGGAAAACAGAATATTTCACAATTTAAAAATATACACATGAAGTACGCAGCATTATTGATGTTTGTTACGGGTTTATGGATTGCTTATGAGATTTGGAGAGCACCATTACTTGAAGAAACTGAAAATGGTAATTATAAAACTAAGAGACCAACTAAAAAACTAAGTGACTTATGGCGAAAGCGAAACTAGTGTACGATTTAAACGAACCGGATGATGTATACGCACATAAAAGAGCCGTTAAATCTTTAGATATGGCATTAGCACTATGGTCTATAACACACAACACTAAGAAAGGGTTGGAATGGTCTATGGAAGGTAAGGAAATTGACAAATACGATGCTCTTGAGTTAGTGTTTGAAAAGATACATGAAATCATATCCGAACATAATATCGATTTAGATGATCTAATCGTGTGATATTTATCATATAAACAAATACTATGGCATACTCAGATAAGGTCTTAGATCACTACTCAAACCCTAAAAATGTAGGAACATTGGACAAATCTAAATCAAATGTTGGTACTGGATTAGTCGGTGCTCCTGAATGTGGTGATGTAATGAGATTACAAATAGAGGTGGTCGATGATATCATTGTTGACGCTAAATTTAAAACTTTTGGATGTGGTTCAGCTATCGCATCTTCTTCAGTTGCAACCGAATGGTTGAAAGGTAAGAGTTTAGATGAGGCGGTGACAATTGATAATATGGATTTGGTAGAGGAGTTAAATCTTCCTCCAGTTAAAATACATTGTTCAGTATTGGCGGAAGATGCTATCAAATCAGCAATAAACGATTATAGAAAAAAACAAGGATTAGAGGAAATAATCTTTGAGGAAACTCACATTTAATGGTAACAGTATCAGAAAAAGCGGCAATTAAATTAAATTCACTTATTGAAGAAAGTGGGTTTCAAACTCCCTTTGTTAGAGTGGCGGTTAAAGGTGGTGGATGTAGTGGGTTGTCATATGACCTTTCATTTGATACCGAGCAACAAACAGGTGATACTCTTGCAGAAGATAAGGGAGTACAAATATTAATAGATATGAAATCTTTATTATATCTTTATGGTACCGAATTAGATTTTTCAGACGGATTAAATGGTAAGGGTTTTCAGTTTATTAACCCAAATGCATCTCGTACTTGTGGATGTGGGGAAAGTTTCGCCCTTTAATTTTTTTATGTGAATAATTTTTTGTATATTTTATATATAAATTTTATTCATGGTTACAGAAGAAGAAATTATTGAACATGTAAAAAGTTTATCTTACCAAGATAAAATAAAATTAATCAATAAAATTACCCCACTAAAAGATTTCAATAATCAAAAGTATAGGGATAAGATTATGAGAGAGATGTTTGATATTCCAGAAACAAAAGGGTATTATGGTCCTGATTCAGAAACTAAATCCCTTAAATCCGTTTCAATAACCCCAACCAAAAATAAAACATATAATATTACTAAAGGAAAAACTTTAGGTATATTGGGTAGGATTGATAAGGTAAGTACACATGACAATTCAGATACCATATTTGGTTTATTTAGTGAGGAGGGGGAAATAAAATTCGTTGTATTAGTTCATAGTGATGAGAATCTAGATAATCTTTTTAAAATGGAAAGAGAAATTAAACAAAAGAAGATGGAAAACGCTAAGAACAAATATGACGGAGTTACAATTAATTTCAAAGTCATTTTAAAATATAATTTATCATATAAAATTTTATATAAAAGTGACGATATTATATTAAAACACATTTAAAACTAAATTTATGCCAGATTTTACACCAGACGATATTAACATCGACCCAAGTGAATTTGTTGATGCTTGTTCATCTACAGAAAGACAAGAACTAATTGATTACTTAATTGAGTGTGGATTCATTAGTGAAGACCAAAAAGATATTAAAAAACCTAATTACGGTGTCCGTAGACCGAATGTTAATGACCAAACATTTTGGGAAAGTTTAGAACGTCTTGCAAAGTGTAGGGATTTATTATCAACCGAAGAAGAAAACCTTATTAATAACTTAACTAATAAGTTCAAATATATACGTTAATGAAAGTATTAGAATTATTTGCGGGTAGTCGTTCAGTAGGAAAGATTGCGGAAGAATTAGGAATGGAAGTGTTTTCATCTGATTTAATTGAATTTGAAGGTATTCATTACCCAATTAGTATATTAGATTTTGATGTATCTAAAGTTCCGTTTCAACCCGATGTAATTTGGGCATCTCCACCATGTACTGGTTTCAGTGTTGCAGCAATCGGTCACCACTGGTCAGGAGGTAAAGGTGCTTATATACCTAAAACAGAAACCGCAAAGTTGGGTATTGAATTAGTTAGAAAGACATTAGAAATTATTAATCACTTCCAACCAACATATTGGTTTATGGAAAACCCACGAGGTGTTCTTCGTAAGTTAGATGTTGTTAAAGGATTGAAAAAGAACTCTGTAACTTATTGCCAATATGGTGACGAGCGAATGAAACCAACTGACATATGGACCAACAGTGATGTTTGGATTCCAAAACCAATGTGTAAGAATGGTGACCCATGTCACGTTGCGGCACCAAGAGGTAGTAGAACAGGAACACAAGGTCGAGCCAACGCTTATGAAAGAAGTAAGATACCGGCAGATTTATGTTTAGAAATATTAAAAAGTTGTAAATGAAAAAAATTAAGCACCCGTTAGTTAAAGGTGTGGTTAAAGAGGTGAAACCTCGAATATATTGTGTAACTATTGATGATGATTACGATAGGGCAATGTTGTTCTGTCGATACCAAGAGTTCTACGAATCCCCATATAAAAAATTCAGAGGTAAACGATTTACTTGGATGGAATATATGAGACATTATAAATTAGCTTGGAAGAAAAGAACATTCACATATCCTGACGATTGGTCTGGTTATAACATTCCATGTAATGTTATGCAAAGAGCCAACCATATATTCTGTAAAGACACAGAGTATGATGAGATTATGAACGACATTTATTTTTATTGTGCGATTGATTCACAAAATAAAAATGATGGAACAAGATGTGATTGGTATTTGATTGGTGCAAGTAGTAAAGATTTAAAAACTATGGATCATGAAATTGCTCATGGTTTATATTTCACCAATAAAATGTATAAAAAAACGGTTAATAGTTTAATTAATAATATTAAACCAACCCATTATAATAAGTTAAAAAAGAAACTTATAAAGATGGGTTACGTTGATGATAAGAAAATTATCGATGATGAAATTCAGGCATTTATGTCAACAGGTTTATATAATGGATTAAACACAAAAGAATTAAAGGTATACGAAAAAGATTTTAAAAGTAATTTCCGTAAATTTACAAAATGAGACGAAAGATAATTTTTATTGATGTTGATGGCCCATTGGCTTGGGCAACATGGTACGATGGTAAGGTTACTATCGATATGGGGGTGGAGGATTTCCAAATACCATACCCTTGGGTTAAAGAAGATTGTGAGGCATTGCAAAAGATATGTGATGAAACAAACGCTGAGCTAGTAGTTAGTTCAGATTGGAAAAAACATTTCACATTCAATCAG